AACTTTTCGGAAACGTTCATCCACTTACCGGAGATCAGCTTCTGAACGTAGTACCCAGAGCCGCTTTTTTGTACGCGCTTTCCTGAACTCTCGTTAACGCCGAGAAGTAGGGTACCATTCGACGTTGCACTTTGAACGATCTCTAGGAGCTTAGGTATGCTTACCATTTTTTCGGCAAACTGTCCGTGAGCATCACGAGGGTGCTTTGCCTCGTCGGCGGCGGTCCACTTCTTGGCGGCAGTTAACGTCTCGGAATCGTCATCACTAAAGACAAACTCTACGGTGCAGCGGCACTGAATGACGTTGTCGGCGCGGCCGTTCGGGTCGCCGGGAAACTGCAGGTACTCGCCGCCGACGCTGAACGCTTGGTTGAGGCCAACGGTCTGGCCGTCGGCGAGCCGGTGCTCCGGTCGTGTGCGCTCATCATCGGTGGCCAGCCAGCGCTTAGAGCACTCGGCGTCTGTAAAGCCGCCGAGCTGCACCTGCGCCACCGACGCGGCGTTCGCGGCGGAGATCACCTCCGTCTTTGCAATGACCAGCGCACGCTTCTCGCCGATGTCCTTCGCCACGTTGCGAACCCGCGCGGCGAGCTGGTGCGTCGTCTCGCCCGCCTCATAGCCCTCGGCCAGCGTGTCTTTGATCGAGTTCCAGATCAGGTTGCCAACGTTCTTTAGTCGATTCACCGCGGCACGAAGGTAGTCCTCGGCGGTCAGCGGGTCGATCGGCAAGGTGTCAACGTGCAAAGTGTCGCCGACGAAGCTCCAGGTCTGCTGCGCCGCGGCGGTGTACGTCTCAAGGAGAAACGGGTACAGCACGGCATCCACGTAGCTGGACCACGTGTCGGGCGCGGCGCTCAGCTCGACGGGGGCCAGGGTGGCGACCCCGGCCACGGCCGCGGTGGTCGAAATGCTCGGCACCGGTCCAGCCGCCGCGGTAACCAGGGGGTTAAGGCTGACGGCTCTGAAGGCGGCACGGATGCCGTTCCGCGCGAGGCCCTCCATGACCTGCTCGCGTGTTTCAAGCTGCGACATGGATAGACCAGCTACATGCCTCATCCAGCGCCTCCTCGTGGTCGAGAGGGCTGCTGGGGTTCGGCGACCGACGAGCTCGTCGGCGACGGGCCAGCGTTACCGCTCCGCCCGCCGGCCGCCTGGTCTGGGTTGGGCTTAGGCTGCTCGAGCCGCTGGGGCTGGCCGGCGAGCTGCGCCTTGGCCAACTGCTCCGCCTGCTGAACCGTCTGCTCGGGCGGCTTCTCATCGGGAAACAGCTTGTAGAACGAGTCGGGAATTGGAAGACCCTGGGCCGCCAGGCCGACCAGAATCTGCTTCTTAAGTTCCTGGTCATCGGGCTTGTCGGCGTCGTCCAAGCCGATGCTCTTGAGGTACGCCTCATCGGAGATCGAGTTTCGACCGCGTGCGTCCCGCGCGTTCTCGGAGTTGTCGGGATCTGCCGTTAGGTCGGAGATGTCGTACCAGACGACGTACCGACCCTTGCCGTCCGGTGTCGTGATACTGCCGCCACCCGCGGTCAGCATCGGCCAGAGAAACACCTCAGTCAAGCCGCCGACGAGCAGCTCCATCGTGCTGCCGAAGTAGTACTTGACGTTGTCGGCGCTGTCGAGGTAGGCGTTCCAGTGGTTAAGGTCGCCCTTACCCTCCATTGCCTCAGGAGGTGCGGGAAGTTGACGCGCCAGGCTTTCGACGGCCGCGCGACGCGCATCAATAACCTTCTCGTCAACCCCGTTCGCGATAATGAGGTGCTGAAATTTATCGATGAACTCCGACTTAACGCGCAGCGGTACCGGCATCGCACTTCCCGGACTACCCGGGTCGCGAATGCCACGTTGGCCGATAGCGACAAGCTCGGCGATGAACGGGTCTGGCGCGTCCTTGAACTGCGGGTTAACCGGAAACGTGATTTCCTCCGGAATGAGGAGAAAGCCGTTGAAGACCAATCGAGAGAGCAGCGTCGCGACAATGTGTCGGTTGTACAGGTCAACCTGGCGCAGCGTCGTCAACGCGTTCCGTGACCAGCTGGTGACGTTGAAGTCGAGCTCGTCGTCAGGTCGGAAGATGCGCGCCACGAGACTCTGCGGTCCGAGCGGTCTCCAGCGGTCCGGCTCGTCGAGAACGTCGAAACCCGTCAGAACCTCACCGTAGGCATTCTTTAGTGGTCGACCCTGCGCGTCTCTCAGTGGCTGCGTAGAGCGCCTGACCTGCTTCGCCGACTTAACATCGTAGACTCGCCGACCCCCCTGGTTTAACTTGTCTTCGGCGATGAAGAAGCCGACGCCGGGAATGCCGAGGTGTCGACCCCACTTAAAGAGGTACTGCGTCTCACCACCTTTAGCGTTGTTGACGAGGTCCTGCACCAGCTCGGCGGCGGGACCTTCGGTAATCGGCTCGGGCTCCCTAAGACCGTCATCGTAGCGCTGGATTCCCGCCACTAGGTGCATTCGACTAATGCCCGACGCGTACCAGTCCATCACGCTGCCGTACTCACCGACGCTACGCGAGTACTCCCAGAGTTCATCCTGCCAGCTTCGGTAGTTCAGAGCGTAGGACTCGCGGTTGACGCCCTGCAGCGACTGTGCCGACGCGATGAGGATCTGCCGCTCGTGCTCGCTGAGCTCCAGCAGCGCGCGCTGCTCGGCCAGCGCTCCCCCGCGGGGTCGTGTGCGGTTCGCCGGCAGGTCAGCCACGGTTAGCTCCGATCACGGTTAACGCACGACTCGGCGGTGACGCTCCAGCCCGTCGCGTACGACGCCGTCAGCGCGACCAGCACCCACAGCATAGTCTCGGGCCAACGGTACGTCAGGTACGTCAAGCCGCCGCCGACCCACACAGACATGCACCAGTCGCACTCCCAGAGGTATGCCAGCGACGACATCACGAGGTTGGTTTGCCTACCCCCGATCGCGATCTTGCGTTCCGCACCCTTCGCGTCAGCCCAGGCGCCCCACCGTTGGATGAACGCCTCGCGCGGAACACCGATTAGTGGAATCTTGTCGCGCGTCACGAGCCTCGTTCCGCGCGCCGTCGCTGGCAGCAGCAGAACGATGAGTAGCACGAGGTTGGGGAGAGAGAGCGACACAGAGAGATACTACAACGGAGAGACGGAAAAGCCGCCTGGCCGGTGTTGGCCAGGCGGCTCTCTTAAGGCTAGGGCAACTTCTCTCGGAGCGGTCGCACCCAGCTTTTAAGTTATTTTCTCTACGTTGCTCAGGCCTTCGGCTTAAGCAGCTCCGCAATGCAGGAGTCGACCCAGACCGTCTCCGCCGGTGAGGCCTGCGGAATCACGGAGTACGTGTCCGCGAGGAACTTCGTCACGAACTCCCGCGACAGTCGAATCATCGGATTGATCGACTCACCTGTGCTGAGCACAACGGGCGGGAACTTGAACGTCATGATGTAGCCGTAACGCTTGCTAATGCGCAGTACGGTCTCACCCAGTGAGAGCGACGTGCCGAGCATCGCGTCCTGCAGCCACTCAGCGACGTAGTCGCGCGAGAACCACATCGTCAGCGTGCGAATGTTGTCTGGGTCGGCGGCCTCACCGTACCTGAAGCTCATGCCGAATGCGAGCGGGTTGTCCGTGTTGTAGATGAACGTGACCAGTGCCTGGCCGTGGTCGTGACCCTTCAGGCACGTCGCGACGCCGATGGCCTTGCGCTTCAGGGCGTTGTTCTTTCTGTTCATGTCGATCCTCACTTCTCGATGTCGTCTACTCGCCCGAGTAGCAGGTGTCGCAGCACAGAACGGTCAGGAACTCGATCAGCTCATCCTCGGGAACAAACTTCCCGCAGCTCTCACAGCGCGCGAGGTCGTTGAGCTCGGCTTCCAGTTCCCGTGCTGTCATCATCATGCTACTATCATATCACATTAATGGGCGCCGTGCAACCGCGCGGCGCCCAAAACTTCACTTAAATACGTAGACGCACTTGACCTCGAGCGCGCCGCCGACCTTAGAATCACGTGCAACCTCAGTCGTGCCGCGCGTGATTCGACAGTCTAGTCTTTCACCGTAGATCTGTGAGGCCTGGACGAGAATGCGTTGTCCCTGCCGAACGGGCGCCAGGGCGCGCTGGTAGGGCGACGTAAGTGCGTACTCCTTGTACCGCTCCGGGCTGGCCTCGACCTCAACGGTTACCTGGTCCTTAAGAGTTCGACCCTTCGGCGGTTGACCGGTGCGCTCCGCAGGCGTGAATTCCACCCACACAATGATCAGGTCGTCCCTGTCGATCAGCTGCTTAACCTTGGGCACAATCGCAAACGCCGCGACCGCCACCGCGAGAACCACGATGACCCCGATGGGCTTGATTGTCTTAGTGTCGCTGCTCAAGTCTTTCCTCCCAAGCGGGAGGGACGCGGGTCGTCGCCGTAGCCACATTCTCCCGCGTCCCTCTCGGGTTTCCGGTGAGGATCCCTGCCGCACATTCTTCGCCCCGCGCCAGCCTCAGGTCCCAGTTGCCGACCAGCACGGCCGTGTCTTGGCTAACGCGTCTCCCTCACCGGAGGTCTTTAGTTGTAGCTGGGCAGGTGCGCCGTCGGAGGTAGACCTACCCAACTAGTTCATCGTATCACTTCGCTGTGATCGATGCAAACTCCCTCACTATCGGCTACCGGTTCTGCGAGTTTCCGAAGCAGGGCTTCGTGTTCTTGTGCCGGTTGCACGAGTCGATGCACGCCACCGCGCCGAACAGGACGAGAACGATGGAGATGAAGATGACAGCTTGCTTCATGTGTAAACATCCCTCAAACTTGGACTACTTGACACCGGGAAGGTCGATCTCTCCAGGATTCGGCATCTTCGAGCTCGGATCAATGAAGAGGTCAGCGAGCCAGCTGAACTGATCGCGGAGGAGCACAATCAACACGAGGATGATGACAAAACCCCACACGAT